CTCATCCAGACATACGATGAGCCCTCTTCACACACCTTTGATCTTTTAGAGCCGGTCGTCGTTCTGCCTCCCCCTTTACAGAACACCTGCAAGCTGCATCCATAGATATTCGCCCGCAGCATGGTGGGCATGTCCGATGACATCCTGCGCAAACTAGCCAACCTGATCCGCTTCGGCACGGTGCAAACCGTCGCCGGCAAGCGTGTGCAGGTCAAGATCGGTGGACTGCACACGCGCCCGATAGCGTGGGTCTCGACGCGCGCCGGCAAAACGAAGTCGTGGTCACCGCCGGATATCGGCGAGCAGGTCATGGTGTTGTCTCCCAATGGCGACTTGGGCGCAGGCGTAGCTATCGGCGGCATTTTCTGCGATGCCAACGACGTACCCGACGAAGCCAACGCCGACACCGTACTGATGGCGTTCCGCGATGGTGCGGTATTGCTGTATGACCAGGCAACACATCTGCTCAAGGGCGCACTGCCTGGCGGTGGCCGCGTGGAAGTGACGGCACCGGGTGGTTTCAAGTTCACCGGCCAGGTGGACATTGACGGCGCACTTAACGTGTCGAAATCGGCAACGTTCAAGCAAACCGTTCACGCGAGCCAGAACATCACCAGCGACGGCGATGTAAAGGCCGGCAATATCAGCCTCATCAATCACCCGCATGGCCTGGTAAAGAGCGGCACCGACACCAGCGGGAAGCCGATGCCATGATGGGCATGGACGCACGCACCGGCAAAGCACTTAACGGCGACGCGCACCTGGCGCAGTCTGTTGCCGACATTCTTTCCACACCCGTAGGCACGCGCATCATGCGCCGTGACTACGGCAGCCGCGTGCCGGATCTGATCGACGCGCCGGCCAACGCCGCCACGCGCGTGCAGCTTTACGCCGCCACCGCCACCGCGCTCATGCGCTGGGAGCCGCGCATCACGTTGACACGGGTGGCCCTCTCCGTCATCGACGCATTGCAAGGCCGCTGGGTGCTAAGTCTGGCCGGCACGCGCACCGACACTGGCGAGCCCGTGGATCTGTCCGTGCCCGTTACGTTGCACGGTACGCGCCCATGACGGACGCCATCCAGCTCAACCAGCTCCCGCTACCGGATGTGGTGGAGCCGCTCGATTACGAGACGCTCCTCGCGATGGTGGAAGCCAAGATGACGGAGAAATGGCCCGCGTACACCGCCACGGTGGAATCGGACCCGATCCGCAAAAATCTGCAAGTGTTGGCGTACATCGTGCTGCAGGAAAGGCAGAGACGTAACGACGACGCGCGCGCGTGCTTCCTGCCCACCGCCCGAGGTAAAGACCTCGACAATTGGGCGGCCAGTCTCGGCGTGGAGCGTCTGCTCATTAGTCCCGCGATTCCCGAAAAAGGCATTGAGGCCGTCTGGGAATCGGACGATGACTTGTTGTACCGCTGCCAGCTTGCACCCAGCGGCTATTCCACCGCCGGCCCCGCCGATGCCTACGAATTTCTCGCGCGTAGCGCGTCCGGCCAGGTGCAGGATGCGAAGGTCACTTCGCCGACACCAGGCATCGTGGTGGTGTCGATCATGGCGCGCGAGGGCGACGGCACGCCGACGCCGGCCCTGCTGCAAACCGTTACCGACTTCATCTCGGTCAAAACGCGGCGCCTGCTGACCGACAAGGTCATTGTCCAGCCGGTCATGATCCGCGCGTTCAACGTGTCGGCACGGCTGCTGTTCTACGCCGGCCCGGACTCGGACGTGGTGCTGGATACGGCAAAAAAGGGTCTGGCCACGTATCTCGCCGAGTCGCGCCGCATCGGTCGCAACATCACGCTCTCCGGTTTGTACGCCGCGCTGAAAGTGCCCGGCGTGGAAGACGTTCTCGACCTCACACCGAGCGCCACGCTCGCCATGAGCGACACCGAAGCGGGTTACTGCACGGGTGTGGATATCCAGCCAGGAGGCGTCGGTGAATAACCTACTCCCGCCGAACGCCACACCCATGGAGCGTGCGTTCGCCCAGGTGTGCCTGGACATGCTCTCGTTCGACGCGCCGCTGGCCACGCTCGCCAACCCGGACACGATTCCCGCCACCTTTCTGCCGTGGCTCGCCTGGTCGCTGGGCGTGCGCAGTTGGAAGCCGTACTGGTCCGAAGCGATCAAGCGCTCGCGGGTTCGTCACGCCATCGCCATTGCACGCCAGCAAGGCACAGCGCAATCGGTGGAAGACGTGGTGACGTCCTTTGGTGGCCATGTCGTGGTACGCCCATGGTTCGAGCAGGAACCGCCCGGCGATCCCTTTACGTTCCAGCTCACGCTCAGCGTGACGGACGGGACCGATCAAAACACGTCTGCCGCCTTCGTGGATGACGTCATCGCCGAAGTGAGCCGCACGAAATCCGCGCGCGACCACTTCACCTTTACGCAAGGGCTCACTGCCCGCGCCAGTGTGCGCGTCGTCGCCGCCGCTCGCGCAGTGGCGTATGCCCATCTTCAATTCGCCGGAGTGGTTTGACGTGGATGCATTGATCTTCACCGTGACCGATGCAGGCCACGCCGCGTTACGTAACGCCAAAGGCGACGGCACCAACGCCGTGCGTATCGCCTATGCCACCGTGACCGCGACGGCCTTCATGTCGGGCCAGCCGGTTCCCGCCGAAATCAAGCGCATCGATTCCATCGCGGGCGGTGCGACGGCAGCGGATACGATCCACGTCACGATCAGCGATGCGAGTAAAGACGTCTATACCGTGCGCGGCTTCGGCTTCTATCTGACGGACGGGACGCTGTTTGCATCCTACGGCCAGGCGAATGTGATCGTGGAGAAATCCGCCGGTGCCGTCATGCTGCTGGCCTGCGACGTGCAGTTCGCATCGGTGTCGGCCAGCCAAATCATCATCGGCGACACCAACTTCATCAATCCTGCGGCCACTTCCGACACGCTGGGCGTGGTGAAACTGGCGACGGATGATGAGGCAAAAGCCGGCAGAGACACGCAAAAGGCGCTTGTCGCCGCAAACCTGCTTGCCGTCCTCAATGCACGCTTCGGAGCGAGCGCGCCGACCGATTACGTCAAGCGCCTCTTGGCCATCGCCACGGGCACCGACTTCCTCAACGCTATCGGCCCAACTTTCCCACCGTCCAGGCACCCCCATGTGATGGACGATGTAGCGGGCCTGGTCGCCACGCTATCGGCGAAGCTCGATGCACGCGCGCGTTACGTGCCGGGGCAAATCATCGTCACCGCTGGCCAGCAGGCACCGCCCAACACGCTGCTCTGCAACGGCGCCGCCATTTCGCGCGCGCAGTACGCGGATCTCTTCGCGGCCATAGGCGCGACCTATGGCGCCGGTGATGGCGTCACCACCTTCAACGTGCCGCGTTTGGGCGAAGGCACGGTGATCAAAGCCACGATCGATGTCAGCAAGGTCGGCACGTACAGCGCGGGTGCCGTCCTGACGCACACGCATGGCGCGGGTGCCGCCGCCGGTGGTGATCACGGCCACAGCGTCTCGCTTTTAGCGGCCGGCGCACACAGCCACGGTGCAAGCGCAAGCGGCGTGGGCGACCACGCGCACGGCGCCTGGACGGATGGACAGGGTACCCATGCCCATAGCGGATCAACTGCTGGTGCAGGCGGTCACGCGCATACGCAAGGTGATCGCACGCTATCGATTCGTGGCAACCAGGACATTCTCTACAACTTCGGTGGCGGCGCGACCAGTTGGATGTCCACGGCGCGGCTCGCGACGGATGGCGTGGGCGATCACGCGCACGGTTTTAGCACCGACTGGCAGGGCAATCACGGCCACAACATCGGCATGAATGGCGCCGGTAGCCATTCGCACACCATCTCGATTGCCGCGACAGGCGATCACACCCACGGCCTGTCGCTGGCCAACAACGGCAGCCACAGCCACACCATCACCATCGCGGCGGCCGGCGGTAACGACAACCTCGCCGCCGGTACGCACATGTTCCATTTCATCGCTTACTGACTTAGGCCGCCTGCATGTCCGATATCGACACGCCCAAACTTCCGGCATCGAAAGATGCGTACAGCTTTGACGAGACCACACGCGAATATCTGGGACGGGTTCAGGTGTTTCTCTCGCCATTGGAAGCGACGTATTACCTCCCGCGCAACGTCGTGGAGATGGAACCGCCCGCGCAGCTTGGCGCCAACCAGCATGCGCGGCTCAACGCCGACGAAACGGCGTGGGAGGTGGTGCCCGACTTTCGCCGCTGCATGCTGTGGGATACCGATACGTGCCGCCCGATCCCCAACACGCTCGCGCTCGGCGATGGTCCGCCAGATAGCGCAACGGCCGAAGCGCCGCCCGTGCTGAGCGATCAAACACCGCTGACGAACGTCTGGGATGCCGATGCACACGCGTGGCGTCAGCTCCCCGATTACAGCCGCACGCCGGTGTGGTCCACAGACACTGGCCTGCGCGTCGCCAGCCCCAAGCCACGTGATCCCCTGCCCAACACGCTCACCGTGCTCGAGCCACCGCACATCGGCGAACACCAGGTAGCGCGGTGGAACGCGCTAGGCGACGGCTGGGAGATCGTCGCCGACTACCGCAGTTTCGCTTACTGGACCGCTGACGGCGCCCATCACGTCATCACGGCGTTAGGGGTCGAACCGCCTGCGGATGCTCTCACCGCACCGCCTTCCCTCGCGCTCGATCCCGACGACAGTACGGCGCCCCCTGTCACCCCCACCGAGGCTTGAACCATGTCTACTGCTTACCACCACGGCGCGCGGATCGAGGAAACCACCGACTCACCGTTGACCCTGCAAACGATTTCCACCGCCGTGATCGGCATCGCGGTGACCGCATCGGATGCGGACCCGTTGGCCTACCCGCTCGATACGCCGGTCCTGCTCACCAACCCGAAAGACGGCATCGCCAAAGCAGGCATCAAGGGCACGCTGGCCAAAGCCCTGCAAGACATCGACAACCAGGTCCGCTGCCCCGTCATCGTCGTGCGCGTGGCGGAAGGTACGGACGATGAGGCGACTACCGCCAACCTGATCGGCACCACCAACATGCAGGGGCGTTACACGGGCATCAAGGCTTTGCTGACTGCCGAGCAGCGAGTGGGCCTGCGTCCACGCTTGATCGGCGTACCGGGCCTGGACACCGAGGACGTCGCGCAGGAAATCAGCATCACGGCCAAGCGACTGGGCGCCTTCGCCTATGTGTCCTGCCATGACTGCCACACCATCACCGACG